GCTGCAATGTCATTTGCAATTTGGTCAATAACCCTGATTGTCTGATTGTTGCTGAAGTCACTTGATTTTTCATCAGTGACAGTGATGAAGGTGTTAATATCTTCAAGCACACGCACCTTGTCACCAACCTTGTGGAAGATAAACTTACCAGCCAAGATTGCAGCTTCTAAAGCAGCTTGGGTGTAAACTGTATCAACAGTGAATTCCCCATCATAAAGCTTGTTGGTAAGGCTTTTATTCACCGCACAACCAGCTTCAGCACCAGTTACCCAATACACCAGGGAAGAAGCCACTGCACCAGCATCAGTGACCGCATTTTCAACTGAAATAATACCTTCAGTGTCAGCAGTGTTGGTTTTGTAAACAATGGTTTGGAACTTAACCCCCACTTCATCACGCAGCCTTTTTGTGTAAGCCACAAACAGGTTGATGATTTCAGCAGTAGTTGACAAGCAACCAAGGGAATTGAAGCTGTATGCTTCAAAGGCATCCAAAGCAGCCTGATATTCAGTTCCTGTGATTGCATCCCCATTGCTGCCAAGGGTCAAAGCAAGTCCAGCAGTTGCAGTCATCACAACATTGGTTTTCCAAACCACCCAATCAGTATCCACCAGGTTGTCAGTGTTTGGAAGCACCGTCTGCTTGTCAACCAAGACAGTTCCAAGGAAAGTTGAAACATCCATCTTTGTGCCATCATCCGCATTGACTGCAACAACAGTTTTAAGGTCATTACCACGAATACCTTTATATTTTGCTGTGCAGTAAGTATTGGATGCTGCAACACCAGTTTTCATCAGTTTATAGAAGTGTCCAGTGTTGATGTTCTTGAACAAATCCCTTAAACCTTTCAGTTTTACATGGTCATAAGAATAACCAAACAGTTTCAAAGAATCCTTTTGAAATTCTTCTGATGTTACCGAAAACACCGAAGCATCCGCACCCCAATCAAGTTCAAGTGCCAGTGCAGCAACACCCCTATCAGAAAGGGTTGCGCTTGCTCTTGCAGCACTGATGAAGTTGATATATGTGCCAGGCAAGATTTTATTTTGTACCAAAAAAGTACCGCCACCAAGTGCCATATTAGTTCACCTTCTCTTTCATAAATTTTTCAATCAGTTCATCCACTTCTTCAAGGGTGTATGACTGACCTTCTTCAAGAAGCATAGTCACAACATCCTTTCTGTGATTGTATCGTTTGGCTGAAACAATCTGTTCTTTTGTGAAAGTAACCACTTCAACCAATGGTTCACTTTCATTTTCAATTTTATTTTTAACCGCCATTTCATCACCCTTCCACATCATTGTTCACCGTCAAGGTTTCCATAGGTTCACTTTCCACAACCTTGTTCACAAACATATTGAACTGAACAAAGGAAGTAAGAAGTGAAGTACATCATCCACCTTTTCATAGTGCATTTCTGTTCCACGAACCAAATCACCATTCAACAGGGTTATATATTCCAGGGCATCAAGCAATTGAGAAGCCACCCCCTGGATTTCTTCATTGTTCCCTTGTTTAACAGGAAAGTAATGAACATCAAAAGGGTGCTGCCTGAAGTACCTATTCCCTATAAATTGGGTCTGTGATGGGTTCAGAACAGCAATAAAGAAGCAGGGTTCTTGCAAACCCTGCTGAACATCTTCACTGTATATCCTGTAACCATCACCAAATACTTGGTTCAGCTTAACAGAAATGCCATCAATTAAATCATTCACCATTGAAACATTCCCCCAAGTATTTTTTTAGTTTGTTTTCCAATATCTTGGGTGATTGTGTATCCAGTTCAGTTTCTGATATTGTCAACATGAACCTTCCCTGAACCCAACCCTTGTGGTTTCTTGTCCTGTGTCCGTATTCCACATAGGAAGCATAATGAACAGGGTTGATTATTTCAATTTGGTACACATCACCCGCCTTTGTAACCATCAAAGAATCCACATAGGCTTTAGCATTTCCAACCCCGCCACCTTGCGCTTCTTCTTCTGTTTTAGCTGTCCAGCCCCGCCTTAAAGTGCCACCTTTCTTGCCTGTTTCAGCAGGATATTGACCAACTGGTGTCCTTTTAATAACCTTTGCCAAAAGCCTTGCAGCCAGTTCCTTTGCAGCTTCTTTGCAGAAGGCTTCAAAGTCCTTTTGCTGCATCCGTTCCATTCTCTTTTGTAAGTCCTGCAATTGCTTGAAATCACAATTTCCCCATCTTGCCATCAAGCCCACCCCTTGAACAACTCCAACACAACTTC